ATGTTCCAAACAGCGTATTGCATTCTTGACTGAGCCCCTTTATGAATTGGCGCGCCTTGGGCGTGGCAATGTAAATCGGCTCCACCAAGCCATCGCTCGTTGACCCCGTCTTCTTCAAAATGACGTCCCCAATCACCGTGAGAAAATATTTAGCACAGTCGCGCGTCCGAAACAGCGTGGGACACAGCATGTTCAACGTGCGCTGAATGGTCTGCGATTCCGGAATGGACGACAGCAGATTGCGGTCCTTGATGCGGCGCAGCACCTGGTTTTTGATTTTGTATTTCCACGGCATGAGTTCCCGGTTGCCGCTGATTTGCGTGAGTATGGGGTGCAGTATGTCGTCCTCATTGATGACGCTGTAATTGCATTCGGCATCCGCGTCATACACAAAAAACAGCTCCACATTCGCGTTGTAATAGTAGTGCGGCGACTCATTCAAAAATCTCTCAATGAATTCATCGGACGCGGTGATCAATGTTTGCTTGCGCTGCTCCTTATCGTCGCGCGCTTGATTCACGGCATCCATTGCTGCCGGAAGTTGCGCAATGTGCGCCGTCAATTTTCCCATCATGAACTCGTCTTCCGCGTATTTGGCGTGCAGCTGCTTGACGAGGGTGAGCAAATCGTCAAGACCATTGGATTGCATTTATTAAAATGATTGTATTAAATACTTGTGTATAAGCGCAAGTGTTTAAATCTGTCTTCGCAATATGAATCAATATTTTTTAATGCACGCATTCAATGGGTTCATCTGCGTGATGCAATTTTTCGGGTCACACCCGCGGAAGCTCGTCGCATGTGGTTGGTGCGGTTGGTGCGGGTGTGGGCGTAAGTTCGCGCTTGGTTCAGACCGAACAGCGTCCACGGCTGCGGCGGGCGGTCGTGGAGATAGGGGCGGTACGTGTCCCAAATCATGTTGCGGTCGCAGAACGCGTCCTTGTAGAATCCCGTGCCACACGAGCTGCCCCAGCGCCCCCACAGCTGCATGCGCTTGGCCGTAGCAGTGTCAATCGCCGTGCCGTCCACCGCACCGCGCGGCTGAAACGGTTTCGGACGGTCGGCCTGCGACATGAATTCGCGCGCGTCCAGGTCGTAGTGCGAGCACGTCGTGCGCGAGCACGGGTTGATCTTGTTCAAATACACGTCATAATGGTCGCCGATGAGCCGCATGGCAGTGTCCACATCCAGACGGCCTTTGTGTTCCTGCATCATTTGCTCCAAGCGCACCCGCCGCGCGCCCTGATGGCGGCGCAAGTCGTCCCACCCCGTATTGGACGATTCCAGGTTCCGGATGCGCGGGTCAAATGCCACGTTGAACCCGATGAAGTAGCCGTTCTTGGTGCGCTCCACGTTCACGTATTTTAGCCCCAGTTCTAATCGCATGATTTCGTTCGTGCGCGTGTCGCCAAACAGCCACGCGTTGGCGTAGTCGCCAGAGTTGCCTTCGGTCAGCATCGCCACGTAGTCGTCCATGGAATTGCCGTACTGCATGGCCCGTCGAATGCGGCAGCACACCGGGTCCTTGTTTTCATACGCATGAAACCCACCCATGGTGGTCTCCGTTCCAAACAGCCCGAGGCTGGTGACAAACATGTCGGTGCCCGAATGAATGCCGCCGGGGAACGACTGCATGAGGATGCGGTGCCCGCTGCTCGGGCGCAGGTCCATGATCACGCACGAATACTGCCCGTTGATGTAGTTGTCAAACGAGTTGTGCGCGCACACGATGGTGCCGTCGGCTGTGTAGTCGCCCACCGCAATGAAAGCGCTGCACCGGTCCGCGGCCCCGCCTTCAAGACCGCCGCTCGCTTTTTTATTACCGCCTTCGCTTGTAAAATCGGCATAAATGGCCTTGGCCTTTAAATGCATGTTGTGCGGCTCGTTTAGCACCTCCGACAAATGGGAAAACATGTAATCAAAACTCACGAAGCAGTTCCAAAACACGATCTTGCGCAGCGGCTGCTTGGCGCCGTCGGCGATGCCGCGCATCTCCTCATAATACTCAGGAAAGTGCGCCTCAATCTGCGGTCGAAAGAAGTCATCCGCCACTTCGCAGAAGAACGCAAACGTGCGGCCGTATTCTTCATACAAGAAAAACTCCAACATCTTCATGATTTGGGCCAGCTCCGGCGCGACCAAATGGCCGTGCGCGTATCCGCGCTTATATGGCTCGCCGTAGATGGAGAGATAAATCCATCCATTCACGTCTCTGCGGGCACCATTCAATTTCATGGCAACAAGACAACAATAATATATGTATATTATTTGCACATATTATAATTAAAATAAATACAATTACAACATTCCATTCCATCAGACATTCAAACCGCCTAGTTTATTCTTATGACGGATACTTCTTTGGAATCATAATTATACAATTTCGTAGGATTGTATTTTTTTAATGGAAAATATTTACAACTTAGTGCTCTCCAATCTCCAGTTTGAATGTTAACATTATCTATGGTTTGATTACAACAATTGCATATCAAAATATATTTAAACTTTTTGCTTTCAACTAAATAATCCAAAAATGTGTAAATATTCTCTAAAGGCCAATGCTGTATAACATCCTTCAAAATGCACATGTCTCCGTTTACGATTTTTTCTTTGTTATTGCAAAAATCCAAATGCGCAAACGAATATTTTGGTAATGAGTGTTGTTTTGAGTTATAATCTATTACCTTTTTGTATGCGTCGTAACCAGTGTATAAAACATCCAAATCATCGTATATTAATTTTCCACATCTAAAATCTCCACAACCCAAATCAACAATGGTTTTAATATTATTAGCAGTTATAAAATTTTTCAAAAAAGGAACATACGTGTTTTTATTATAATTTATAGCACTTCCTCCGCCACTACTACCGCTGTATTCAGTAACATTGTTACTACCCCACACTTTATTTTCATACACATTTGTAAAACATTTTTCCATTGCACCTTTTATTATTATTATATTAATTCTCGGTGTTTTAAACGCTAAAATACTAAATGATAATGAAATGAGTTAAAATAATGATAATATTAAACTGCATGTATGTTAAAATACCAGTATGAGTAGCATTCTTTATTACAGTAATTTTTGCGATAAGTCTAAATCTCTCTTGCAGCGATTGGCCAAGAGCAAAATTAAGGAAGGAATTCATTACATGTGCATTGACTCGCGCGTGAAGGGCGAGAGCGGAGCATGGTACATCGTGCTGGAAGACGGGCAGCAAATCATTCTGCCACCGCACGTGAACCGGGTGCCGGCACTTTTATTGTTGAATCAGAACCACGCGGTGCTTTACGGCGACCAAATCACGAACCACCTGAAACCGCTGGACGTGCAACAAAACAACGTTGCCACCGGGTTCAACGGTGAGCCGTCCCCCTTTTCCACCGGCAGCGAGTTCATGGGCGGGTTTGGTGTTATATCTGACAATTACAGCTTCTTGGATCAGAGCAGCGACGACTTGTCGGCAAAGGGCAGCGGCGGGCTGCGCCAGCTCTACAATTACGCCACCATTGACTTCAACCAAACCATTGAATGCCCCGCCATTGAGGAGAAGCAGGCGCGCATCGGACCCGATGTCACGCTTGAGAAGCTGGAAAAGGAGAGAAATGCGCAAATCATGCAGTCACAGGGACAGCAACAACAACACCAACAAGGACAGTCAGGCTTCCAGCAACAACACCAACAAGGACAGTCACAGCAGCATCGCAGATGAAAGGAAATGGAACACCTGTGCAATGATTGTTTAAATGTATTTCAAGTAAAATGCATTTAAAATTATATAGACAATAATTTATACACGCATATATAGATAAGCACATATATACAAACCCATATTGCAGCCATGTCTGACAAGTCCATCGTCATGAAAGCATTTTTGAACCAGTTTACCGATTTTGTGGAGGACGTTCACAGCGTGTTTCCCAACAACGCGGACATTGACTCGGCCAAAACGGCGTTGTTCCTTGTTAAGAAGACGAACCCGCGCATTTTGATGAATGCATGGGTCACTTGCATTGTTGAGCCGTACACCGACAAAATAGAGAAGGGTGACATCGGGTTCTTCCTGGACAAGGATTACACGCGGGATTTGGAGTACATGGGGAATGCGGTCATGCAGAAGGTGGACGCGCTGCGCGGCCCGGTGCGAGAGATGGGCGCCGAGAATCAGGCCAAGTCCATGAAGTACATTCAGAATTTGACGAAGCTGGCAAAGCTGCACGGCGAAATGGAATAAACCAAACCAGACAAAATAAAGATAATATATACATATTTATAAAATGAAGTATCATTTCATAACCCCGAATGGACTATCGCCGATTTGGTGTACGCAGCAATGTTCGGATTGTATATGTTGATGCGCTTCATCCAATAATTGATGTAAACAAAAGTATTTAAATGAATATGTTATATATAAAATTAATATAGTTGATTGTTATTATTAACTTGTTACACAGTTCGCCCCCATTCCATGACAACAAGCATATTCATTAAAACATATCCAAAAGATCACGCGTGGTTGCAATATTTGCTTCCGAGCATAGAAAAATATGCAGAGGGGTTTAAGGATGTGGTCATTGTGAGCGATGCCGGACCCGTCATCCCGCCCGAATATCTGAGTTCCATTAAAAAAATCCCCGTGCACACGCACTACATTCCGGTTCCTCCAGTTACGCCGCAATACCCCGCCAACCTTAACATGGGGGTCGGATACTTGTGGCAGCAGTACATTAAACTGAGTTGGCACACCATATGCGACGCAGATTCGGCATTAATGCTAGACAGCGATGAGATGTTGTGCAAACCGCTAACGCCTGAACAATTAAAACATCATGGAAAATGGGTGTGGACCTATCGTACATGGAAGGATGCAGAAGGTGCCATAGCTTGGAAACAATCCACGGATCAAATTCTCGGACAGAGAACTCCGTATGAAGCAATGCTGGTTGGCGGGTTTGTCCTCACGCGGTCCGCCACAATCAATCTACTGAGTTACATTTATCAAACACACGCCATTTCAAATTTCTGGGAACTTGTTGTTAAAAAAAAAATGAATATTTTCAGCGAATACAACATCTATGGGTCGTTCATACACATGGCGAATGATCCCGCATATTATTACAACATTCGGAAGGACATACCGTTGCATGACTGCATAATAAAAAACTGGTCATGGGGGAAAATAACTCCAGAAATTCACAGAAAAGCAATGGCACATCTTTTGTAGGTTTTTTGCATTTTGTTGCAAATAAAGACTATTGGTGGTTGTGTTGCTGTTTGGGGTTGGAAGCCGTCTATCAATTCAATCCTCTAAAATGATGCCACCGTCACAATAAATTGTCGTGATTAATTGTTGTAATTTTAATTGTTCCGGATATTGATTTAAACAAAAGTATTTAAATGAATGCAAAATAGCAATGAATCCTGAATCATCCGCTCCCGCTCCCGCTCCCGCTCCCGAGTTTAAGAAGATCATCTCCGATTTTGTGGCCGACATTGCCACCGTGTTCCCCGAGCACGGCGAAGCATGTGCCGCGGTCTACAACATGGACACGGTGGAAGTGTTCAAACACTGCAAGCGCACGTACGCGCCCCAGTTCTTCAACATTCTGTACCGCAACGACACCGTGCTGTTTGCCGAGCCCATTGAGCTGCTGCCCGGTCTGAATTTCAAGGCTTTATGGGAAACGCCCGATGTGAGCGACGCAACAAAAGAAGCCATCTGGAAGTATTTGCAGCTGGTCATGTTTTCGGTGGTATCGGACTTGTCGGACACGTCCACGTTCGGCGACGCCGCCAAGCTGTTTGAGGCCATTGACGAGAGCGTGCTGAAATCCAAGCTGGGAGAAGTGATGCAGCAGATGCAGGACATGTTCAAGGAGGAGGGGGGCGACGCCAAAGAGGCAGGAGCCGCAGCAGAATCGGCTGCTGGAACCAATGACAAAGAGAGCTCCCCCCCATTCTCGCCTGGCACGTTTGATCCGAACTCCATGCACGAGCATTTGAGCGGGCTGCTGGGCGGCAAAATCGGCAACCTGGCCAAAGAAATCGCAGAGGAAACCGCGGCCGAGCTGAACCTGAATCCGGAAGATGAAGCATCGGCGCAGTCCGTGTTTCAAAACTTGTTCAAGAACCCGGGCAAGCTCATGGGCATTGTGAAGAGCGTGGGACAGAAGTTGGACGCCAAGCTGAAATCGGGGGAGATTAAAGAGAGCGAGATCATGCAGGAGGCCAGCGAGTTGATGAATAAAATGAAGAAAATGCCGGGCGTAAACAACATGTCCGATTTGCTGAAAAAGATGGGTGGCATGAGCGGCATGGGTGACATGGGCGACATGGGCGACATTGCAAAGATGGCCGCCAGCATGGGTCTCGGTGGCAAGGGTGGCAAATTAAACATGGGCGCCATGCAGAGCCACTTGAACCAGAACATGAAAATGGCGCAGACCCGGGAGCGCATGCAGCAGAAGCTGGAGCAGCGCAAGGCGGAAGCGCAGAAAGCGGCTGCGGCTGCTCAGGCCAAGCCGTTGGTGTTTAGCACGGGCGAGAAGGTGGAGCGCACGCCCAGATGCGCTCCCGCTGCAAATGCAAATGCAACTGCAAGTCCCGCGGTTGACGATTCCGCAACCACCAGCACCAAAAAAAAGAAGAAGAACAAAAAATAAGAATGACAAAGACAAATAAAGAAATCTAACAATATATATAAAATAATAGTTCATTTTTATATATAAACGTATTCGGACCATGACTGCATTTTGGGGGAATGACCCAACCGTGTTGTTCAATAATGCAGGCATCACGCAAATAGTTCCGACATCCGACATGCCCCGCGAGGCCAAACTGAATGCCATCAGCCGCATGATCATATTATTGACAATTTTAGGTTATTTGTTGACAATGTCGTACACCCTTGTTCTGCTCGGGATAATTTCTTTAGCCATGATTGCATTGTTGTACACGATGCAAACCAAGGCAACCAAGGCAACCAACGCAACCAACGCAACCAACGCAACCAACGCAACCAACGCAACCAACGCAACCGAAGGCAATAGCAAGGAGGGGTTCTCAAATTATGCCAACTACAACACGGGACGACGGCGCATGGTCAAACATGCGCCGGTTGCAGCATCGTCTTCGCCATCCGGACTCACGTTCCAAGCGCCCACGCCGCAAGACCCGCTGATGAACGTGCTGCTCACCGACATTCAAGACCGTCCCACGCGCCCGGCCGCCGAGCCCGCATTCAACCCGAAAGTGGAGCGCGACATCAATGAGTCGGCACAACAGTTCGTGGTTGAAGACATGGGTGGAAACCCCAATTTAGAAGACCGACTGTTCCGCGATTTAGGCGACAATTACGAATTCAGCAACTCCATGCGCAACTATTTCGCCACCCCCAACACCAAGATTCCGAACGACCAACACGCCTTCGCCGAATATTGCTACGGCGCCATGATTTCGTGCAAGGAAGGCAACATGATGGCGTGCGCGCGAGCCAATCCAGTTTTGGGTTCAATCACGGGCGCACAGTGATGACCCCCGCGCCTCAACAATTAAAACAACAAATGATGCATAATAAAATATATTCATTAAATATATCTTATCCATCAAATATATATTTAACCATGGTTGACAATCAGATTATGTCGGCATTCGTCAAAGACTACAGCTTTGACAACTTGTCCCGCATCGGCGAGGACGGCTGCAGTTTAGGGCAACGCGGCATTCAAAACTCCGAAGCCTCCAGCTACATGCTGCAAAACTTCTTCTCCAACGACTGCTCCATGAAACGCCCCATTGAATTCGCCACAAGTCAGCCCAACATCAATTTCACCGGCGGCCACCAAGTCGGGGCCGGGGGCTGCAACATTGACACCAACTCGCAGCTGCTCATCGGTGGCAGCGCGCTCACCCACCCCCGATGCCGCATCAGCCTGTTCCAGCGCCCCTTTGCAACCGTGCCGTTCCTGGGGCGAGGGCAGTCCAACCCGTACTTGGAGTCGCAGCTGCAGCAAGGCGACTACCTGACCAACAAGCGCAGCGTTAATTTGCTGTCCGAACAGCAGTGGTCGTCCAACTACCCGCTCATTCCGTCCATCGCATCCACCGTGACAAACCCCGCTAACTTGGTGGAAGGTGTGGCGCAAGATGGCTGGGTGCGCGGCGGCACTTCAACCCGCGACATGTTTTGCGGCGACAGTCAGTGCAAATAATGAATCAATAAAATGATTTAAAACAAATAATATTAAATTTGTATTGAATTGAATCACATTTTACAGTATGTACAAGACCAATTTTGTGTGCACGTACAAGGCGTTTGAAGAACTGGCCGACGATGAAGTGAATTCAGACATGCTGTATCGGGCGCAGTTTCTTCAAGTCTTTGGAATTGTGGAATACGACGATGATGCCATTAGTGCCGGCCTAGAATTCATTAAAGCAAAAGTAATTGAAATTCCGGAACTAATGTCGCTCGTTTTGCGACACCCTTATCGCGTGACTTTTAATTCCGATGATTCCGATTCCGATTCCGATTCCGATTCGCTGGAGATGCTGCTGCCGCTGATGTTTGCTTACCCGTTGATGGACGTCTTCCATTTGTGTCTGATTGATGCCTTCAAAACTGGAAGCATTTCCACGGTGGCGCGGGACAATGTTTTAAACGCATATAAGACACTTGATTAGAATGATTAGATTGATTGGAATGATTAGAATGATTAGAATGATTAGAATGATTAGAATGATTAGAATGATTAGAATGATTAGGCAAATGCAAAAGTAACTTTGTTTGTCACTTCCATCCATTTGTTAAAAAATATAATATCATGGTATAATAATCAAAATGGCATCCACGCGAAATAAAAACACGTGCTCCAATTACTGCTTGGAGCAGCGCATGACCACGCAGTCGCTGAAATACACGGAATATCGGAACGGGGCATCGGGTGCTGCTTACAGTCCTGCCATTCCGTGCATGGGCATCATGCCAAGCCATATGCCGCGAGAAGCATTCTCCTGCAACTCGGTGGACATTGAGTCCGCTCTATTTGGAATCAATTCAACTAATTTAGTAGAAACTCAAAAACCGGTGGTTCCACACATGACACGTCTCCCAGAAGTATCATTTTTTGGACGCATGCAACTCATCATGCCCGACCCATTGGTGGTTGAGAAATTTCAGCGTCCTTTTTTTGGTTAAAACCCCAAAAAATAAAACGAAAATAAACAAAATAAAATATCAAGACAATACATAACAAACATATATGTTGTCTTTTAATCAATTAACTGGCACATGGGTCAGTGACAATAATGGCAACACAACCATTGGAACATCCAGTTCTGAAACCACGAACCCACGGTTGCCTGCCAGCACAACCGGCATCTTGAATAACACCGCTGTTGGATACGGGGCGCTGCAGTACAATGATGACGGGCAACACAACATTGCAATTGGTGTGAACGCATTGCGAAACACTTCAGCCAGCAACAATTTAGCAATAGGTGAAAACGCATTGTACAATTTTAATACCAACGCGATACAACAAGGTTTCAGTAACATTGCCATCGGAAACAATGCACTGGGTTTGACCGGAACTGGCAACAACAATGTGGCCGTTGGTCGCGAGACAAAATCAAACAATCATGATAATTGCATTTTGCTGGGAAACGGCGCAGCCAACGTGGATGACAGGGAAATTGGGTTGGGAGGATTGGACCCGCGGTCAGGC